ATGAGGTAGAGTAGGTAGGCTATGAAAAGGGTTAGGAGTATAGTCATATTAACGATAGCGGTTCTCTAGGAGGAGGCAGACTACTAGGGTTAGCCAAGCTAGGAGTAGGGCTAGGGTTTGGTAGGACATTTCTTATTCTTTTGGAAGAAGGAGGTACTTACTCCACGGGATTCTAGGAATTTGTTACAGGCTTTATTTATCTCGTCTGTCCTTCTTGGTGTTTTGTAGCCTACTCTAGCGTCATCTGGGGATACGTTAGATTCTAGGTTGAGTTTGTTGTGTTTCATAGTTGGATTAAGGTGACTCCCATTTTTTGAGCTATTACTAGGGCGGCGGGGTCAGTTTGGTAGATGTCTTTATAGAGGACTCTCTTTATTCCATAGGCTACTAGGGTCTTTAAGCAGTCTGTGCATGGGAGTAATGTTGAGCAGAGTGTCTTTCCTTCGCCGGGTTTAGTGTATCTGAGGGCGTTTTGTTCTGCGTGGATGACGTACTTCCTTCTTTCTTCTCTATCTGACCAGTCTTCTTCTATACCTTTAGGGAATCCGTTGTACCCTACTGAGGCTATGGAATTGTCTTCTCTTAGGATTACTGCGCCGACTTGTCTCCACGGGTCTTTACTTTTCTTAGCTACTACCTCAGCTATGGACATAGCGTATTCGTCCCAGTTCATACTATATTGTAGTAGGCTTTTCCGTAGCACCCGGCTCTTGCTAGTTGGGTTGTACTACCTTCCTTACCTAACCATTGGTCTAGTTTTTGTTTTGTTAGCTCTATGGGATGACCTTCGTGGGGTGGGATGTCTACCCATTCAAAGATTCTGACTATCTTAGCTGCGCGTTTTGCGTTTTGGATTATTAGCTCTGGGTCATCGGTGTGTTGGAGGCAATTGTAAATCCACGCTTCATCGAATTTATCGTTACCGATAAAATCTTCCCCTCGGATGACTAAGCAATCTATTTTCTTAGCTTCGTACCTAGCGTAAGTCCATTGAGGGTACATTAGGGGATCGACAACCAACCCTTTTTCTAGGTTTTTTGTTTTTAGTAACATCGAAGTTGGCCCTCCCCCTATGTCTACTACGGACTTCCCTGACATAGAGAACGAATACCCTACGGTATGTAGTCCCATGTATTGGGCATAGACGTAGTGTTTCTGATCCTCGTCGAAGGTATTACAGCAGTCTCCCCAGTATTCTGATTCAAAGCTCATGGATAGTATTTGTAGAGTGAGTTAAGTCCGTTCCCGTCTGCGTACCATCCCCGACCTTGGTAGATGTCAAGGATGTCATTGAAGTACTTCTCGTACATTGGTGCTACTTTCTCTAAGGTGAAGTTCTTACCGAAGGCTAGGCAGTCCGCTGGTCTGATCTTCTTGATGTTGTGCATGGCATCTATGAAGTCTCCCATAGTCCTGCATCGGTATCCTGTGATCCCGTGCGGGTTGTTTTCTGCAAAGCAGCCCCAGTCTGTAGTTAGGGTGGGAGTACCAGAAAGTAAGTTCTCTACTTGGACTCCACCGAAAGGTTCTACATACATCGAAGGGATGAAAGAAGCAGTCGCGTTGGACATTAACTTCTTTCTCATGTTAACGTCTGCGTATCCTACATACTCAACGTGATCTGGGAGTTTGTAACCTTCCTCTTTTTGCCCAGCTATCACTAGTCTTTTGCCTAAGATTTCAGTCGCTTGAATAGCGATTTCAACTCCCTTACCAGAATATACCCGACCAAGGTAAAGATAGTAATCCTCTTTTTTCTCGTTATAATCGAAATCATCAATATCAAAATAGTTCGGTATGACTACTTCATACCAGTCTTGTCTACAGGAACCTACACCTTGCATACCAGCATAAGCATGGTAGATGGCATAGGATTCAAATACTTTAAATCGCGCCCAGTGACCTCCAGCATATCCAATGCCCGGTTCAACTACAATCATATCTTGATGAGCGTCACAGATCGGTCTGACTCCTGATCCCCAGAAGGGGAGAATAAAGTCATTCTTTTGTTTTCTCTTACCTACTTCTTCAATAGCGTTTTTGTAGAAGGTTTGATAAGCATGATCACCAGTATCAAACTTAAAAAATGTCTTACGCCAGTCATGGCTTCCATAGGATTTTTTAAAGTCATCATTGGTTAATACAGTAACGTGTTCAGTGCATGGTAAGTCTGAGTCCTCATGCCCGTAGTGGATGACTTCATGCCCACGTTCCGTCATCATTTTTCCGAATTTAACTACCTTTTGTGTGTAAGCACAGGCGTTAAATTCTTTAGAAGAGACGGTGTGAGGAAGCCCTAAAATATGATACCTCATATACTTGTCATAAACTCTTTAAGTTGTTTAATCTTTTTATGTAGGTCTTCTATTTGTTTAAGATAAGAAGAGTCCACTTCGTAGGTTACCCAGTTTGTTCTGCACCCTAACTTGGTGCAGTCGCGCCTTCTCATTATCATATTTCCTTTTTCTCTTGAGTCACAGACACTAGAGTTTGATCCACACTTAGGGCATCTTTTCACTTAGTTGATTTTGACCCACGCTTACGTTCCATTTTCTTCATGGCTGGGGATTCCATTTTTTCGTGCATCTTCTTGTTGCAACCTTTTTTCATACCGCAACATTTTTTTCCGTTTTCTTTTTTCATTTTTTCTTTGATTTGCCAGCTACGCTTAGGGCAATAGCCACGGCTTGTTTACGGCTCTTTGCTAGTGGTGCTTTCTTTGGGCCTTTAGGGTTGATACCAGCGTGGAGTGTCCCACGTTTGTACTCACCCATAACTTTATCTACTTTACTTTTTGGTTTCATAGTCCGTCTATTCCATCTCTTAATAGTTTAAAGAACGTGGAGGCAGAGATTGTAACCTTCCAGTCTTTATTATTTTTTTTAGAAGCCACAGCCCACGCAATGCCATTAGCATCACGCTCTGCTTGTTCGCAAGCCTTATCTAAATTTAAATTCTGTACGCACTTTACTTCAAAGTGGAGTTTGCCTTTGAGTTCTTCGCATACTACGTCTGGGGAGTCTTGTCCTCCTGCGTGTTGTTGCCCACGTTTAGCGGTGTAACCTTCAGCGCGAAGTTCGTCTCTCCACATCCTTTCACCTCTGGCTCCTTTAGCTCTTGAGTTGATCATATTCTATATCTAACAACTTGCATTGAGCCTCAACTAACTCTTTATGAGTTTGATAATGCCATTTCATTTCGTTTTCAAGTTCCTCCCGCGCCTCGTCGCGCTCGCGCTTTAGATTTCCATTTGTTACTTTCAATACTTTTTTGTATGCTTTTGATCTTTCCGCATTGATTCTCGCCTCGTCACGCTCGCGTTCCAGTTTGCGAGCAAATTCGGGCCAAACAATATCAACTCCGTTCGTTGGATACAATGCCGCATCCGTCTCTGGTGTGTCACTCATGGAAGCAAGGTATCTATATCTTGTAGTTCTGTCAATACATTTATCTGAATAAAGTATTGATTGTATATTTTCATTCCTTCGTTCCAGTAATTCTCCGCTATACAATACCTCTCTTTGTCTTGTGACTCCCAGATACTTAATGCCGCATCCATGAATCTGGATGCCTTCTCGTATGCTTTATCTGTTGACATTAGAATACCTCCTCGATGCGTGAAGTTTCCCCGTGCATGATAATATCTATCCTGTAATCCTTGGGGCCGCGCCTGTTCTTTTTAACTGTCACTTGGCTTTTGGTTTTCAGATGCTCAACGTAGATAACTTGATTGCTGTGCATCCCGATTGCCCGGCTCTCTCGCAACCTTCCATCATCATTTAACTGGGAGGCAGTCAGTACGACCTTGTGATTGGTAGATGCACACACCTTTAATCGTCTGGTTATCTCTGAAATGGCGTTTTCCCTGTTCTCTACACCCTCAATTGACACGATTTGGAGGTAATCTACGATGATAATGTCTGCTCTATCTTCCCCTACATAGCGGTTAATATTGGCCTCAATATCGTCAATATCGCTGATTCCGTCGATAATTTGGAGTGGCATACCATGTAATTTGGTCAATGCGTTGGTGATTGCGTCCAGTTCAGCCTTGTTTGCGTTGAGATATTCTGCTCTTTCGCGGATCGGATACCCAGCCATGTTGCAAGCCATGCGAGTTAAGATGTCTTTGGCATTCATCTCTAGTGAGAAGAAGACAACTGACTTACCTTCTAGTAGATTGGCTACTGCCGCTTGGACTAGGAAGATGGATTTACCGCCGCCCGTCTCTGACGCTACCGTCAATAACTCTCCATGATGCAGTCCGCCTTTTAATGTTCTGTCTAACTTGATCATCCCTGTGGTGAAGCATTGCTCTTTAGCCTTACCTTCCATCTCGTCGATGATCTCCAAGATAATATCTTTGACTGGCTTGATTTTCACTCCCCGATCCTCTGAACATCTCATTATCGTTTCCGATAATTTCTTCAAATCAGACTTTCCTACGCGAATATTTGGTTCCTCTTCCTCGATAGCTTTGATGGCATCTCGGTATCCCTTGTTTCTGACTAGCTGCTTGCGGTAATCATCCGCCATATCCTGACAGACCTTCCCAGAAGCGATCTTCATCGTAGAAAGAATCTCATGTACTTCGTTCTCTCCTCCAGCCGCTTCGATCTCGCCTGTCGCTTCTAACTCAGCAATGGCAGAAAACGGGCAACAAGCCCCTGTTCGCTGGTGAACCCCTTGGAGTGCGGTGAAAACCTTCCTGTGGGGCGGCAGGGCGAAATAATCCACCTCCCACGTTTGTTGCGCGAGGATGTTTCTGTCTATTGCGATTAAAGCTAACGCTGCCGCTTCGCTTTTGGTGGCTATTGGTACTGTTTTCATTAGTGGTGTTTTTTTCATTAGATTAAAAGTTAGCGAAGCGTTCTGGTTTGATTGTGTTCGTTGAGCGGATGACCCAAGCGGTGAGGAACGCACGGGTGTACTTACGTTCTGGGTGGGCGAGTAGCCATGACTGGGCGTTCTGCGCTTCCTTCTCAACGTCCTTTTCTGGGTTCAGTTTTTGAAGTTCTGTAAGGAAGGTAGAGTCTACTGGTTTTTGCACTTTAGGCTTCCTGCCCTTGGGTGGGTTGGGCGGCGTAGTTTGCTGATTAAATAATTCAGAGGTCTGGAATCCATTTGAAGTTTTATCATCACTGCTATTCGATGAAGCGGTAGCTGAATCGGATGATGGTTCTATTGATGGTTCATTATGATGGTTCATTATAGATGGTATGAACTGGTTCATAGGGTGGATGGTATGAACTAGGTTAGGGGGGGATGGTGTGAACTGGTTCATACCATCACTTGTCCTGTGTTTGCTTTTTGGTATAGCCAAGTAAATTATATCCTTCGTCAATTCATCATCTCCAATCTTTTCTAATTTAATCTTGTAGGTGTTAGATGTTCTACGTCCAAATGGATTAAAACGCTCTTCGGTTTCAACCAACCCCATCTTTTCAAAAGCATGAAGAAACTTCCTAGTTGTTTCTTCAGATATGTTCGCTTTCTTTGCGAGCTTCTTAATTGACGGGTAGCATACACCCTCATCACTACAAGTATCTGCTAAAGACAAAAGAACCAATCTCGCGTTACCTTGGGTCTTGCTGCGTTCAAAGACCTCTGACATTATTTTAACACTCATATTTCAACCCCATCCTCTAAAAAGTCAGGAATATACTCAGCTACCACAAGCTCATTATATGCACTTTTGCCTTCAAGATTCCCCTTAATTAAGGTAATCCTATCAAAAAATAATTGTGAATCCTTGTGCATTTTCAAGGCTTGGTATTCATAAACTATATATGCTGCCAATCCAATTGCTGACAACGAAAGATTGGAGTCCGTTAATATGTCTACAGGGATTATGGAATAATTTTGAATTCCATAAATGTTTGGTTTTTTCATTTTAGAAAAGGCGGTCACTTGTAGCGGCAGAATAAACTGGCGAACTGACAGATGAGAGTGGTTAGACCACTACAAGCGACCATATATATTTGTTATTCAATTTAATTTTATTCTTTACTATTTTCTTCGGCTCTCACCCCGAAGGCACGATTGCTCGTACAAGACAGACACTACTACATCTAGTGATAGTGTCAAATCTTTTTTACAATATTTTTATCGGTAACGATAGTCACTCTAGACTAACAGACTTAATTTCATTCCGCGACCATTGATACATCTGGTCATTGATCTTGTCCCATATTTCATCAGCGTCATCTTCATTCTCACATTTGTAGATGTAGCGTTGTTCACCCATAGCATCATCCTTGATGAAGAAGTTAGACTGGTAGATTGTTAGTCCAGTTGCGGCGGTGGTTGCAACAACGGCAGTATTGTTTGGTTTGAGTGCCATGTTGCAGATGCCTTGGTCAGATTCATATTGTGCAATGAACCCAGTATTTAGTGCAGCAGCTAGAGACATATTTGTAATTAGAACTGTTTGCCTGATTGCGGCAAGCATACGTTCTGCTTCTTTATCTACTTCGTTGTTTTCGTTAGTGTTATCCATAAGTAAATAGACTATCAAAAAAGTGTTGACTTGTCAATAGGATTGGTTTACTTTTAATTGAAATGAAGCATCCATTATACGAAGCCTACGAATCCTGCATGACTGCCTATGAGCAGTCTCGCTACATTCGTTCTATTGGACGCAAGACCTTTGCCAATCAACTTCGGGAAACCCGCAAGAAGATAGGGATGACGGTCAGAGAACTCGGAGACAAGATCGGCGTTACTGGATCGTTAATCAACCAGATTGAAGTAAACTCAAAGAGCATTCTGAAGAAAGAACAAGTGGATAAAGTGATCGAGCTATGTGCGCCGAAATTGAAAACTACTAGCAATGCTGAGTAGAAAAAAAGGGTTCAAAAAAACGGGGGCAAGGTTAAAGCCTGTTTCAGATAAGCGTAAGGTTCTAAACAAAGAATACTCTGAAGCGAGAAAGGAATACTTTTCTACTCACCCAAACTGCGAGGTATGCGGGGCTGGAGCTACAGATATTCACCACAAAGCTAAGAGAGGAAAGAACCTTTCCAACCTAGAAATGTTTATGGCTACCTGTAGAACGTGTCACACAAAAATACATGACAACCCATTATGGGCAAGAGAATTAGGATATTTAATATATGAGTTCAAATAATACATTCGTTTCAATGATCATCTGCGAGGGCTACCATGAAGATGAGAACCAAGCTAAGATTCTTTTCCAACAGCAGTTCAATCAATGCTGGGTAAAGAAAGCGGACATCAAGACAATGGAAACACTAGGCTTCCACGATGGACGTAAGTTCATTCGTATAGTCATTCCAGAGGAAGTGGCAAACACGCTAGAGCTTCAAGGCATTCTGGATTAATTACCAGTCACCATTCTCATCAGATGAATAGCTGTCATCTTGAAGTTCTGCAATTAGCTTTTCATCTTTAGCCCAGAATCGGTTAGTTGGAACAGCTTTATCGTTACCGATAAAAACCAATCCAAACCTACGAGACATTTCTAGGCAGTAGAGAAAGCTATCCGCCAAATCGGGCGAGTATCCAGTGCGTCCCTTGTAGTCATCTTTAGTCTCTACAGAAATCTTCTTGGATTTAATAAAATACCTACGGATACAAAGTTCTCGCGCCAACTCAGACGCTGCGCCAACCCCGTAGATCACTCGGCTCTTAAAGCCGTGATAAGCTGAGTACCAGTACTCTGATACCAATCTATCATAAACATCCTTACACGGGCGTTTATCAACCTCTGCTGCCATACGTTCAGTAGGTTTACCCATAGATGAAATGAGAGCGATAGAATGACCACTAGAATCATACTTCAACCACTCGCGGATGATAGCCTGTGCGACTCGACCGCCATCACCAGATACGTCCATACCAAATTTGGTAGGTTGAACTCCAGAAGCCCGGCATAGCTCGACTACTTCCTTAGCTAGACCAACTTCAAACTCAGCAGCTTCACGCGCAGATAGCTGAATGACTTTCTGACTTTCTAGCCACATAACACGATTGCGAGTCCCGCGAATGAAACCCAGTTTAGCTATTGTAAGCACACACCTATCTCCACCAACCGTAAAAGCGGTATCGAATCCCGCAACCTTGTGGAATCCTTCGGAATCCCAGAGTGGTTCTTCGTTGGTATCAGCGTTACGAATGAGATCGGCGGTGAGAATGGTCTGAGCAAACCCAGATTTCGGCCACCAACCGATAGCGTTACGAACGTAGTCAATTGCATTCTCGTCTCCATAACACTGCTTGAGCATGACCTCTTGTTTCTTACGATCCATCAAGAACGGGAATGGAGATGGTTCATTTGCGGGTGCAGCAAAGTTTGGCGAGCGCATACCATTGTAGAACAAGCAAACGCCAGTCTCAGTCTCCCACTTATCCATCTCTGGACTGACAGTATCAAAATTAGAAGCACCTTTAGGCATAGCCCAGCGGGTGTGAGGATTGTCACCAGCAGATGGGTTTCCAATACCAATAAAAACTACATCATTGTTAGCAGATAAGTTTACACGGGCAGTAATCGCACCCAGTTCCATTTCGGGCAACTCATCAAGGGCTAGTCTAATCCGATCATTCTTACGTCCACGGGTAGTATCAATGGCCTTCTGACCCTCATTACCAGATTGAAATGCCAGAGCTTTGATAGCATTGCGATAGTCCTTATCCTCATCATTCGACCCGCCACCCCAAACGATCATGTGGCGATAGTCAATGAGCTTACCAAACTGAACAGCGGCGGACTTCCACAACTTAGAAATGATACCCCAGATAC